ATACCAAGTCATTAGAAAGTTAAGACGTGTAATGCAAACACAAACTTGTTTCTGGTGTAAAGGTGAGGGTCATACAGGTTCTGCATATGAAACAAAGAAAGAACAAAGGGCAGAAGAAAAGTTTAGCAGCTCGGATAAAAATGAGAAGCTTTACAAATCAAGAGGTCTTTATTCCTAATTCTACATACGCAAGACATAGACTAAAAGATAGAATTATCATGGAGGGTTTACTTACTTACGTGTGTGCTATATGTCGTATAGAACCTATGTGGGAGAGTAAACCCTTGACTTTAGTGTTAGACCATATTAATGGTGTAAACAATGATCATAGATTACAAAATTTACGATTTTTGTGTCCAAACTGTAATTCTCAAACGGATACATTTAGTGTAGGGCATAAGAGAATGAGAAAACGAGAAACATGACGCACGATTGACGAGCCAGCCATAACTAAAAAGGAATACTATGGCTAATAAAAAAGAATACTTTCTTGATTGTTTACAAATGTTAAAAAACAATCTATCTGACGAAAATTATAAAATAGCTACGGGAGTAATAAGGGCTGTTAAATATGGTTATGATTTTGATTATTTACCTGGTTATGATTTAGATTTAGAAAATGATATTCAATTTATACGTAAAACTAAGTATAAGAATAATGTTATTAAATTAAAGATTATTAGTGGTGATAAATAAATTGTCTGATTATACTAGAAGAATGACTAAAAAGTTTAAATGGGAAGATACTATTTTTGGAGAAGAGATAATAGATCCTAAACACATGACTCCAGATGAGAGACATAATTTTATTGACGGAATTTTTGAGGATTATACATATTACGCTAGAAAGAGTTCAATACATTCTTTCCAATATGGTAAACTTTTAAGTGCGTTAGTAAAAACTTATGGCCACTAAACAACAATTTCAACCACCTTCTAACGAGTTTTTAAGAACATTGGGTTATAACTTTTCAAGAACTTTATTAAATTATGATAATATGTATTCTGAAAATTATTTATGGAGAGCTGTTGTAGTAAATGCTTTGGAGGATACCATGATAAAAAGAGACGATAGAAAATCATCTACTTTAAAAACTAATGCTCATAATTGGGTTTTAGGTAATAGTTATGGTTATGATAGAATATGTAATTGGGCTATGTTAGACCCAGAACAAGTACGTGACACTTATAAAGAAGCTCTTAAAAAAGGTAGTATAACATTTACTAATAAAAATTTACAATGGCACCTTTACAATACTTTATCTAAGAAACATAAAAGTTGTTCAGATGTAAGAATTAAAAATAATATTAAAAAAGAAATGCGTTTTTTACGGCAAAAGGTTGTTACTGAAGAAGGTGAGTTAATTACAAATGTTTGCAGTGTTTTATAAAAAAAGAGTGATGAGGGGAAACTCATCACTCAACTAACGGATTTGAAGGATTATATAAATATAATCTTCATTATTAAAATAAACAATTAAAAAGGATAAGTCAAATGAAATTAAACAAACTAATTAAGATTACTATTTTTCTACTATATAGCTCTATACAAACTTTTTTTAAAAACATAAGTGTAAAAATAGCAAAAGTTTTGGGAAAATGGGAAAAATAGCAGAAACACTAGTGTTACAGAGAATAAGTTTTAGGAAAGTTTTAGGAAAATTCCTAAAGTTTTGGGAAAAGAGAGGACCGCAATGCTGGAATTTATTTTTTAATAATAATTACCTATAGAGATATATATGCCACAGATAAGTAAACAGATGAGAACTATTAAAGATTTAACAACTAAACAAAAAACTTATATTGATATATTAGTTGCTAATTGGGGTAACATTACAAAAGTAGATGCTTTATTACAAGCTGGATACAAAAGTAAAAGCAAAGATGCAGCAATGGTCATGGCTAGTAAATTAACTAATCAAGATTTAAACCCACATGTGTGTAGATACTTAGAATACAGATTAAGTAAAGAAAAAGAAAAATATGAAAAAGATAAATTAAGAAGATATAAAACTTTTGAAAGATTACGTGATGGAGCAGAACAAAAAGGTCAATATACTGGAGCTATTAACGCAGAGTTTAGATCGGGTCAATTGGCTGGACAATTTGTTGATAAAAAAGAGGTTTTACACTCAACTTTAGAGGGTATGAGTAGGGAACAATTAGAAAATAGACTAAAAGAATTAGAAAACAAGATAAATGATGGGGGTACAATCATTGATATTACGCCAATTAAAAAAGAAACCAAAAAGGTTAACCGAAAAAAAAATTTGGAATAAACTTAACCTTTTTCAAAAGCAAAACGATTACGCTCATTTCATGAGAATAGAAAGCTCTACAATCAACGGAATACCTGATGTTTACTGTTCTTATGAAGGGTATAATTTTTGGTTAGAATTAAAAGCAAACCAAGCTAAGAATAGTGGGTTGTCAAAGTATCAATCTGTGTGGCATTTAAAACATAAAAGAGCTGGTGGTATTTGTTTCATTATGAACTGGCCCGTCTTGCATGAACCTCCTAAAATTCTCGAAGTCCGTGAGCCCGGGATCGTAGTTCCCGTTCCCGTAGTTCCCGTTCCCGTTCTCACAATTTCAAATTGGATCTACCTGGTTGGCCAGCAGCCAGCNNCTGGCCCTGCGGGAAACGGCAGTTCCCGTTCCCGTTCACCCCAGAAAACTGGGGTTTTNTAAACCGTTTTCCAGCTCTGCCAGTTCCGCCAGCTCCGGAAACGCCTGCACAAAAACCCAGNAAACGTGGACTTCTGCTTATTCTTTCCCAGGAGTTTTTTTTGTTGACAGCTGCAGCTCACTGGTTTACGCTTAACCCATAACTAACGGAGAATATTATGATACAAACATTATGTGAAACACAATTTCTGGAACATGTGCGACAGCACTCACGCTGGAAGCAGTTCAGCTATGAAGCGTGGCAGTTAATCTATGAATGGGAGACAGAGATTAACCCAAAGGTAGAATATGACCCTATAGGCTTTTGTTGTGACTACTCAGAATATGAGAGCTTTAAGGACCTTCAAGCAGAACATGAAGTCGAATCTTTAGATGACCTAAGGGGCAAGACTTGGGTTGGCGACCTTCCAGAGGGTCGTTTATTAATTAGGAATTATTAATGATATTATTTCTATGTGGGCTTTTCGCCTCTTACATGGTGGCACCTAAGTTGGTGTCACTTGTAGGTTTTGTTCTTTTAATTGTGGTTGTGGGTTTAATATTTTAAAATCCCGTTCCCGTTCCCGTTCCGTTTCGCCTGGGGTTTTGTTTTTTTTTAGACAAAGCTGGCTGCACTGGCCAGGGGACGCACGGGACGGAAACGAATGTGCAATTGACAAGAAACAAAAAAGTAGTATAATTAACGGATAACTAACGGAGAAAAAAATGAGGAAAAAAAAACCAATACCAAATAAACATGTCCTTTCATCAGTCAATGCTATGAGAAGAATCTTAGAAAACATTAGAGAGAGTGGTGGAAGATATATAACATTAGGTGAAATAGATGATTTAGATGACGCAATGTTAGATATGATAAGACACTATGATTTAAAGAAACAAGGGGGCATACCAGAGTATGAAGACAACGGTAAGTATCAAGAGTTTTGGCACAGTGAGTATGTCTGTCCAACAGATCCAAATGCGTTTGACCCTAAAAAAGTAAAGGAGGAAAAAAATGAAAGAAGATAAAAATATTATCTACTCTTGTGAAGAGCATGGTCTAGACGTCTACCGAGAAATAAAAAATAACTCACGAGTACCGAAGACGCATATATATTGTTACTTTCCACCAATCAACGAGGGGGAACGACAAGTACACGAGAAGATGTGGGTGAAGATTACTAAAGGTAATCGGAAGAAAGGACAAGGCCTATTGGACAACGAACCAAGACATAATTACCATTACAAACTACACCAAGTTGTTCATTTTGAAACAGATGAAAATGATATAACTAGAGCAATCTAAATCCCGTTCCCGTTCCCGTTCCCGTTCCCGTTTGGTTCGGGTTCGGGGTTCGGTTAACTGGCTGCTGCCCGGGAACTCGCGGGGCGGGAAAACTAATTAACCTTCGGTTTGGTCATAACACTTGTGTAAAAATTGTTTTGCATTAGCCGTTATATATAGTATAATAATATTTTAACTAACTAACGGAGTTTAAAATGGGATTTGATATTTACGGATTAAAACCAAAATTAAAAAGCGAACAACCTATAATAGATTGGGACAAGAATCCTTCTAAAAAGGAGACTTCAAAATATTTTGAAGCAAGAGAAAAGTTTAATAAAATTAATAAAGGACATTACTTTAGGAACAACGTGTGGTGGTGGAGACCATTAGCAGATTATGTATTAGAAGTAACTGAGGGAATGTTTACAGATGATGAAAAATCAGAATGGCATAATAATGGAGGCTTTGAAGTTAGTGAAGAACAAGCCTTAACCATTGCTAATCTATTAGAGGAATCTGTGAAAATTGGAATTACTAAAGGACTAGAACAGAAGTATTCTAAAGAAATGAAGAAAGCAGAGAAGAACAATAAACTACTTCAAGTTAAGCTAGATGAATTAAAAAAAATTGTTATAGACAAAACTGGAAAAGACAATCTTGTCCCAATGAACTACCCAGAACCTTTTAACAGTCAATGGAATGATATTAATAAAATGACAGATTGGAGAGCACACTATCCTTTTAAAGAGGACAATGTGAAAGAATTTATAATGTTCTGTCGTGAGTCTGGAGGGTTTAAGATTTGTTAATATTTGCAGTAGACTTGTTTAGTCTATTCATTGAGGGAGTGTTTTACTTAGCACTCTCTCTTTTCATATTATATTGGACATGAAAGCCCGTTCCCGTTCCCGCGAAGATGGACGGCAGTTGCTCCTGGTTTTTTCTAGCTGGCCAGCCAGCTCCCTGGGCAGCTCCCGTTCCCGTTCGCGTGAGAATTATATGACGTGAACACATAAAAAATTTTCACGCCAGTTGCATTTCCAAATTCCAGGAATTGCTGTAATAAAAAAATTTGAATTAATGTAAAATAAAGGTTGCGTTATCCGTTAATTANATTATAATTATAAGTAAGTTAATCAATAATATTTTAACGGAGGTAACATTGAAAAAACTTAAATTAAAAAACNACGCACATTCNAAAATACTACAACAAGAAGAGTTAATGTATTCTTTTGTAATTGCTGATACTAATTACAAGAAATATAAAAAAGAAAGAACAAGACTTTTAGCACAAGTTAAAGAACAACTAAAAGAAAATCCAACCTTTACTTTTAAACTATTACCAAATATAAAAGGTTATATACAGAGTGTAGTAACTAAAGCTTTAAGGTTTGATTCTACNACNTTTCAAAAAGAGAACATTGAATTATCAAAGGACTATATTGTAGAAAGAATATCTACTACTATTGTTACTGATAACGTAGAAGCTAGTGCAATCAATTATATAGAGGTGAAATAATGAGCGTACTAGATTTAATAAACAATACTAACCTTGTTACTCCTTCGAGAGTAACAGAGTTAGCTGATTCAATTACTGATGAACAAAGAACACAAATCAACTACCAACTAATCTGTAGTGCATTAGAAAAAGCAATAATTGAAATTTATGCTAAATATCCTAATCAAGAGATTACTCATGATTTAAGGAACAAGGTAAACAATTA